CACCGCTGTTGCCGACAGGTTCCTTACCGTTGTTCCCGCGACGTCAGGCGAGCCCGTCAAATAGGCTTCAAGCCAAAAGCCGCCGGCGTTGTTGCCGATCTTAAAGCTGAAATTGCCGCTTCCGTCCGAGATCGTTTCGGCAATCTGCGCGTTGCTGTTGTCGAAAAGGCGAACCGTGCAGCCGCCGAGCGCCGTGCCCGTGCTGTTTCGCGTAACGCCTGAAATCATGAAGTAGCCCGCAAATTTCGGGCTGATGAACTTGCGCTCGCCGCGAGGCGAAAACATCGGGTGATCGTCGTGCAGCAACAGGTCGACCGTGCGACTTCCGATCCCGCATCGGTTGGCGTATCGGCCGCCCGGCGTTCCGATGTACTGCGCCGGCATCACACAACCGAGATTGCAGACGGAAACATATCAAATTCGCCAGGCGCGTCGGCGGGGAATACCCGAACCAGCGTGCGGCGAAAAATGTTCCCGGAGACAGTAAATACAAGCGTTCCGCTTCCGTCGGAAATGCACTCGCTCACGAAAGACCAGTCGTCCGTGTTGTACAGGCGGCACGTTGCGCCCGCCGGTGCCTGCGCCGGATTTACCGTGAACGTTGCCGTTGCCATCAGCCAAGCCCCTGTAACCCGAAAACGGCGATGTCGGTGCCGGCGAGAAGGTTCACGCCGCCACCTTCAAGCGTGATGCGCGTAATCTGCGCGGTGTTTGTCCATATGCCTGATCCGACGCAGATGTCAGGAGCCGTTGAAGCCGTCTCCGACAAGTCGCTTGACTGGTATTGAATGCCGTGAGCGCGGCCGGAGACGTTACCAATCCAGAATTGCGCCAAGGCGCGTGGCCCGGTCGTCGATGTCTGCGATACTTTGATGCCAGCCGCAGCGCCAGAAACAGCCGTAGTGGCCGCAGCGTTGTTATTGCTCACACGGTAGGCATACGCCGTCGTTCCGGTGTCGCCGTTGAACCGGAGCTGAGCGATGCCGCCGCCGCCGCTGTAGCCTGCAATTCTTACCAGCACCATTAGATAGCTGCAGGGATCGAATTGCGACGTGTCGAGCTGTGCGACAGATCCGGACGCGATCGAGTAGGCGAGCGGAACGAAAGCGCTATGCGCCATCTTAGTTCATGCTCTCGATCATGAATTGATGCGTTTGGATTGAGTTCGACGCGTTTGCAACGGACCAGGTGCCAAACAGATCAACAGATTGCGACGCCGTGCTGTCGAAGCCGGTACCGACAGCCGGTGCGGACTGCGGCAAAAGGATCGTCTTCGCTTCGCCGGCGACAGTCGTCGCGCCGGCCGCTTCTGATGTCCAGAACCCTTGATGCATCAGGTTCGCAACCGTTCCGGAACCGATCGCGCGGCAGGTCAGCAGCCATTGCAGATACCATGCAACGTTTGTTTTCGCCGTGGTGCTGAGAACCATCGTGCCGCCGTTCGCGACGACGACCGCGCCGAAGCGAATATCGAGCGTCAACGTGCCGGGAGACGTGACGAGCGTGGAAATCCTGCCCGCTGCGGTGACGCGCAGGATCTTACCAGTAGCGAAATAGTTCGCCGGCAACGTAACCTTAGCCTGGCTAGCGCCGGTGCCGGTGCCGCCGAGGATAGACGTCGGGGTCGTGGAGTTCGTGAGCGCAACGCCGTCCACTTGGGCGCTGATGATCGTCTCTTGCCATGAGTTGACTGACATTGTGGGCCCTTACGCGTTCGCGTCGGTGAGTGTGAATGTCGAGATCGTCACGACCTGGCCGGACGCGATCGAGGTGTTGTCGAGCGACAGGTCGCCGGAGCCGAGACCGACCGTGCCCTGAATGTGGCAGGTCGTGCCGCCGCTGTCGTAGATCCGAAAATGCCCAGCCGTTCCAGAGTTGTCAGCGCTGGCGTCCTGCCAGGTGCCGAGCTTCGTCTTGCTGCCGGAGCTCGCCGCGTTCATCCAATCGCTCGGCAGCGTGATCGTCGCGAGCACTGTGCCACTGTCTGCCGTGCCGCAGTCAGCCGGTGCCGCTCCGGTACGAATTTTCATGATTGCAGACACGCCGATCGTGCTCTCGATCGTGTCCAGGCGCGCGTTGCGCACCGTTGTCGACAATTGAAGCGCCATTAGTTCACCTGAGACGAATCAAGAGGCAAATTCATAATTCCGACGATCGGCGGCAGCATCGACCCGGCCTTTAACGATACTGCGTTAAACACTGCATCGCAGAACGCGGAGTCGACCTCGAGCTCGATGAGCTCGCGGTGTAGCGCCTCCGCGGCCGCGATCATTCGCTTGTATTTTTCGCCGGGTGTCATGCTGCGGACTTTGTCTTGTGCGGTTTCGCCGGCCGGACGGCCTGCATCATGCGATCGACAGGCGACGCCTTGACCTGCACGTCTGCATATTCCGCAAGACCGCGCTCGATCAGCGTCGTCGCAACGCCGAGGCCCATTTCTGTAAACACCTGGCCGGGTGCATACACGCCCCAAGGCTTCAAAAGACGGATCGGTCGCGGCGTTCTCATGCTGTTTTCCTCATGTGTTGCTCGACGGGCGGACGTCCGTGATCATAGGACGCCTCGATTTCATCGGCCGTCGGCAGCTTTTCGCGCTCTGTGAACGTGAACCGCATCGAGCCGTCGTCGCGCTCGTCGAATTTGATCTTCACCGTGTCGTAACCGTAGGCATAAACGTCCTCGGCACTATCCGACACAATGCTGTCCATGAGGCTCGTCGCTTCCGGCAACGCAATTTCGATACCGTGAGCGGCCGCAAACCCGAGCCAAAACTCGGCGTTCGCCCTTCCCTTCTCGGCCTTATGCGCGTTCGGGTACGTGTAATCACACCCGAACAGGCTGATTTTCGAAACGCCGCAATAAATGGCATAGGCGATGGCATATGCCGCCGTATTGTTGAAATAGACGCGGCCCAGGACGTTGACCACGCTTTCAAATGGGAACTCGACCAGAGCCGGATAGTCCGGGTGCGCCCTGGACGTGATCACCGGGATCCGCGAAACCTTCAACCATGCGAGCATGTTCGCGATATTGCTCTGCGGCTTGGCTTCCGCGCGGATCGCCTGCACTCGCACGTCGTCCATGTGAAACACGAGGTCGCAATCGAGCACTGATCCGATCGCGTTGATGCCCCACACCTCGTCACAGAAGGCCGCCCGCGACCCCATGCGCTTGACGTGATCCATGTAGGCCTCGGCCGACGGCCCCAGCCCTATGATGACGACGTGCTTGCCCTGGTGGCTGCCCGGATGCATGTCCAGGCGCGCCGGCTTGATCTCTCGAATGGTGGCCTCGTTCGATTTCTTGCAGACTGCGATCAGTGTGCGGCCCTCGACATCGCGCTCGACAAAGCTGTCCGCGCCCATCTGGCCCCACCATTCCGTTACCTGCCAGCCCGTTTCGTTGAGCAGCGCCTCGAATTGCTCTCGCGTGTAGTGCCGAAAGTGGAACTTGTAGTTCTTCCAGGGGAAGATCTTTTCGTTCGGCACGCTGGCGATCAGCTTGTCGGTGTTGCCACGGAGCGCGCGCAGCATCGGCCGCGGATCCTGGATGTGCTCGATGACCTCGAAGGCGATGGCACCATCAACCTTGTCGGCCGGGATCACCTCACCGGCGCCCACAAATTCGACGTTGTCGCGCTTCCAGTGCGCGTTCGCGAAAGCGATCGTCTCCTGGTCGTCGTCCAGGCCGAACACCTTGCCGGCGTACCCGGCGAGGATCGACGAGCCGTAGCCAATGCCGCAGCCGAAATCGACCACGGTGTCGGCTGGACCAAACTGGCGCGCGGCCCACTGGTAGCGCGCAGTGTGGTCGCGACGGATCTCGGAAAGATCCGTCGCAACCTGTCGTTCGCCGTCGTGAAGCGGCATTACTGCGTCGGCGAGGTCGGCGCCGATTCAGGCTCGGCCAGGACGAACACGACAGACACCGGCGTCGTCGCCGTGACAGTCGACACAAGCTTCGCCTTGACGTAGCGCTTCGTGCCCTTGTAGCCGATACGCTTCGTGAAGAGCTTCGTCGAGTCCGACGTGCGCGGCGTCGCTGCGATGAGCGAGGCGCCGAGCTCCGTGCCATCCAGGTCAGCGTCAGCAACCGACGTCATCGTGCCGGTAACATCGCCTTCAAACAGCGTGAGCGTGATCGTGGCATTCGTCGCCGTGACGGTGCCGTAGGAGCAGATCGCCTCGACGCGGCGATAGCCGCGACGGTCGACCGCCTTGCCGGTCGTGCCGGTGCCGGTCGTGCCGACAGCGACGGGACCAAGCCCGCGCGCCGTGATTACTTCAGTATGAATTCCGCGCATTGCGAAAACCTCTCAATTGGAATGTGAACGAGAAAGGGCCGGCGCCAGGCGCCGACCCTTCGTCAGATTACTTGCCGATCAGCGCGACGACCGGACCAGCGACGGACGTGTCGCCGAGGTCGTGCACGTTGATGTCAAAGCGCTGCGTGCCCATGATTCCGATCTGATCGAATTCTGCATAACGCTCTTGCAGAGAACGGATCATCACGCCGCGACGATTGCCCAGCTTTGCAGCGAGAGCGAGGTCGCCGAAGTAGAACATCGGCACGTTGACAAGCGAACCCGTTGTCGTCGGCAGCGTCTGGTCGATGACGACCGGATAGCCGAGGTAAGCGCGCATCGGCTTGCCGTCTGTGTTCAGGTCGGTCAGCGACGTACCACCGGCTGCGGCGGTCAGGCGCTGGAAGACGTTGAACCAGCACTGTTGCGAGCAGTAGAACTTGGCGTTCGGCTCGGCGTACTTCGGCAGCGTGCCCATCAGCTTCAGGATGTCAGCAGCGACGACCTCGGCAAAAGTGTCCGTGTTCGTAGGAGCGCCGACGGCGCCGACAAAGGTCGAGTTGGTGACAAACTTCTGCTTGAAGCCGTAGATGCCGCCGTAGGTAGACGTTCCGTCACCGTTCCAGCCTGCATCGTCTTCGGCCTTCGCGAAGGCATAGGCGATTTCGTTCGCCAGGTCGTCGGCGATGTTGATAATCGCGTCTTCTGCGAGCTCCGTCGACATGCGCGTCAGCACTGCGAGCTTCTTCGCAATGAGGTTCACGCGGCCCCAGGTCTTTTCACTTTCCGTGATCGCCGTGTTTTCGTTCACATAGTAGGCCGTGACGCCGCCGGTACGACGCGGGATCGCCAAGCTGTCCGAAGACATCGGGATGTTCGGCACGTAGGTGCGGAACGTTCCGTAGGTTTCGCGGAGGTTGATGATCGTATTTTCGAGCTGCAGCGGAACGAGGAAACCGCCGCCACTGTTCGTGCCTTCGTTCTGGTACTTCTGAACGAGCGGAATGCCCTTCTCTTCGCACCAGGCCTTCGCCGACTTGTCGTCGAACAGCGCGGCGCGGAGGAACTGGCCGGACAGATAGGCGTCCTCGACAGCCGTGTCGCCCTTGAACGACTTCAGGTTGCCATAGTGGCGCTTTGGCTGAGCCGGGACCAGGTCGCGGTTGCCGGCGACTGCGACAGGCTTCGCCGTCGCGGCGCGAGCCGCCTCGAGGCGCTTCTCGACGGCGATCTGCGCGTCGAGCTTCTTCATTTCTTCCTCGCGTTCGTCGAACGCCTTCTGTTCGGCGGCCGAAAGGTCGCGCTCTTCAGTGGCGGCGGCCTCGGCGATCGTTTCCATTTCCTCGACAAGCTTCGCGCGCTTGTCGAGCATCTTTGCAATGCGTGACATGGGTTTTCCCTTCAATGTCGGTTTGTGACGGCCGCGCGGATGCGTCGGCCACTGTCACCGCGTGAAGCGGGAAACCCCGAGGGGTTGAGGCACTGGATGCGTAGAGTCAGGCCTGGCGCAGCGCCGCGAGGCGGCGACGAGCGAGGTCGAGTGCCGGCGTGCCGGCTGGCTTGGCTTTCTTCTCAGGCTCGATTGGAGCCGAACCGCCGAGCGTGCGCTCGACAGTGTTTGCAGCACGGCGCCAAATGCCGCTTGCGCCAGCTGCGCTCTTCGGCAGCTTGGCAGCGATAGAACGGAATTCAGCCGCCAAGCCCTCGAATAGTTTGAGCCGCTCACGGGAGATCGTGGCAATGTTGTCAGACTCTAGGAGCTTTGTCGCCCACTCCCGGATCGGCTCAATATCGACCCCGGCCGCCCGCGCCTCGACCAGCGCTTCCGCGTTGGCAGGGATCGGGACGACCGAGAATTCGAGCAATTCCTGCTCGATAAAATCAATTCCGTATTTGCGCCCAGGCTCTTCGCTGAACGCGTATTTGATCGGCGCAAAGCCGACCGATGTCGCGGACAGGAACCCGTTTTTGATCATCTCAAACACGGCATTCGACATGCCCGAAAGCTCTTTTGGCATGAATTCCGCGCGCGCCTTCAGCTTTCCGTCCTCGACGCGAATGTTTGACGCCTTCGCGATCGGCAACATCGACGCGTCATGAGCCCAGAGGACGACCGGATTTTTCCGGTAGGTGTCCATCTTCCAGCCATCGACCGCGATCGTATCGCCCATGCGATCCACCGACGCCGTCGAGATCACAAAATCGACCGTCCGCGCCTCGCTGTCGATCGCCTTGCACTCGGCCACAAACGCTTTGCGCAGCGCCGCTCCGGTATCGACTGCCTGCCCGTCCTTCAGCGCCGTGCGGATCGCCTCGGCGTTGGTCAATTTCTGTTTTGTCATGTGTTCCTCTAGCCGTCTTCCGGTCCGCCGTCTGCCGGCGCAACCGCTGCCGGATCGCCATCTCCGCCCTCGGCGGCCGCCCCTGTTGTGTCGCTGCCAGGACCGGCACCGCCGCTGGTCGGCGTGTACGGGAACGGGGCAACGTTCGTCGGCTGCAAAATTACGTCACCGCCAGGGACTTTCGTCAGGTCTTCACTCTGGCGCGCCTCATTGATCGTGAGGAACCCGCCGACGATACCCGTCCGCAATGCGTTAAACCTTGTCTGCCGATCCGCCCGGTTGAAATAGTCGAGCGAAAAATCGATGCAAAGGCCTTCATCTTCCATTCCGAAGATGTCCTCGAGCTTTGCTTCCCAGCGCTCGGCGTCCGAGCTGAGAACGTTGTTCAAATACATTTGGTGCGCCGTCAATGCGGCGTCGCTCCTGGCGTCGGAGATCCCGAGCCTGTGCAGCGGGACGTCGAACGCCGTCGCGATCTGCTCGATCTGGATCCTGCGCGCCTCTACGGTCTGGGATTCGACCGCCGTCATCGACAGCGGCTCCCATTTCAAGCCCTCCTCGAGGAGAGCAGTCTTTCCGGCATTGCCGGCGCCGCCGTAACGGTCTTGCCACTGGCTTTTGATGCGCGAGAATGTCTCGTCGCTAAGCTTTTTATCGGTCGCCAGCACGCCGCCAGGCCGTGCGCCGGAGGCAAACAAAGTGCTCGAAAAGTCTTCAAGCGCCAGACTGAGCCCGATTGCATCGCGCACCAGGCCAATGCGCGACAGGCCGAGGACGCTATTCTGACTGAGCCACCGCAAATGCAGCATGTCGTCGCTCGAAATGAGCTCGCCAAACGATGCAAGCGACGCCTTTTCAAAAGCCGTTTGACTGATGACCTTGTAAAACAGCGAGCCGTCGGTCGCCTCGTAGAGCATGACGCGATCGCTATTGATCGGAACTAGCTCCACGGGACGGCCGCGGTTGTCGCGAACGATCGCCGCGTAAGCGTTGCCCTTTAGCAGGAACGACGCCTGCATCTGCTCCATGAATTCGAAACGCGTCTGCCATCGGTTTGGCTTGCGCAGCAACTTCTCGACGGGATGCTTCTCGACGATCTCGGAGCCGCCGTCGGCGCGCTTCCGGTAGACATGAATCGGCAGCTTCGCGAGATCCTGCGAGCGGATCGAAACGCAGGCCATCGTAATGACTTCCTCGAGAGCCTTGCTCTGCGAGATCGCGATCCCTGCCGACGAGCGATTTCCACCGCCTGTCAATTCGCTGAACCATGATTCAGGGTTTGCGGCCGAGCTCTTGCCTAGCCACCATTTCGCCAGGCTCGTAAACATTACAGAAACCTCAGATCTCGTTCGTCGCGATAAATAAATGCCGCGGCCGGCTCCGGATTGCGTGACATCAAAGCCGCCGCGTTGAAGGTTGCCATAAGCGGGTCAATCTTGCCGGCACCTGCGACTTGCTTCGTGATCAGGATCGCGTTGCCGCGCGGCTCGACCTTTGCGTTTCCGACGCACCAGGACATGAGCCCAGAGCCGTCGTGCCAGAGGCCGCAGGCCGCCAGGCGTCGTGCCGTTGTCTTGATCGTGTTCGCCAGTTTCCAGCCCTGCGTTACGGCGGCGATCTTCTCGCTCTGCTCCGTAATGCCGGCGGCCGCCAAACCGTCAACGATTTCTGAAATGCCGACCACGTCGACGCCGATCCCAAACTTTGCCGGGAACTTCCCGGCCAGCTCGACCTGCATCACATAGTCGACGAGCTCGGCAACGTCGTCGCCCGGTGTCTTGTAGACCGTCAGGTTTCCAGCGCGCTCGAAATCTCGCAGCGCCGGGGCGATCTGCGTGTGACGATCGAGAAGCTTTTCGTGAGCCCAGGCATGACACCACAAAATCCAATCGCGCGTTTTCGCGTCGCGGCCCATGATCGCGAGGCCGAGAAGGTCATCGAGACCGCCGCCGTCAATTCCGGCGACGACAACATCAGAGCGCTCGATCAGCGTCTCTAGCGTGATCGTTTCGTCGACCTGGTCGAGCCAATGCTCGGCACCTTCCCACCGATCGGAGCGCAGCGCGAGGCCGATCTCGACGTTGAGGTGTTTGGCCGCGAAACCACACAAGCTATCCGCGCCGGCGCGCTCTGCCCTGGTGAACTCCCCGAGCAGAAACTCAGTGTCGACCGATGCGCCGAGGTTTGGATTCGTGACGTAGAAGTTTTCCGGCTTGCGATAGTCGCCGCGATCAATCATCGCCTTCGGGAACTCGTAAAGCACCCCCAAAGAGCGCGGATCGGTGATAATTCCGTCGCGAATATCTCGAAATTCGTTCAGTTTTTGCCGAAAAACCCCTGCCGGAGGGTCGTCCGACTGCGTCGAAAGGTACACAACAAAGCCTTCGGGTCTCGATGCAAGACCGCCCGTGACCTCGCGCAGCATGTTTTCGGCGCCGGCGCGCTTTCCAAACAGCCACAATTCATCGATTAAAACGCCGATCGCCTTCTTTCCGGACACAGTTTCGTTGTCCGCGGCGATCACTTTTAGGCTTGCATTCGTGTTGCGATGCACGATCGTGCGAAAATTCGGCTTCACATGCAGCAGCGCGGAGAGCGCAGGATCCGCGCGGACCATATCGGCGGCCGGTTCGAAGCTGTTCTTCGCGACTTCGATCGTCGGCGCGACGATCAGGAACTCGCCGGACATGCGCCAGTTGCGCAACAGCGCGGTGAGCATGATCCCCGCGGCCGTCGTCGACTTCGAATTCTTTTTCGACACCAGCAACAGGAAATTGCGGATCAACCGCCGACCCGCTTCCGCGTCATACGCGCCAAAGATCGCCGACGCGAAATCAAACACCCACGGCCGGCATGATTCGCCGATTGTCGGAGAGCCTGGCGCGTCCACGATCCGTAGTTGCTGAAAGATCTCGAGCGCCGCTTGCGCCTGGTCAGGAAACAGAGGATCGAACGGGATCAAACTTTCGCCGGCGATCACGCGGCGTTCCCAATCGGGGCACGCGGTCGACCAGGTCGGCGCAGTCATCAGTTGCTCACGACAAGCTTCGGCGCTTCAGGCGTTGCGAAGCGTCCGACGCCGATGTCTTTCGCGAGCTGCTCGGCAGTCGCCCTGGCGCCCGCGGATTTTTCCGGCTCCGGCTTGGCGTGCACGAATGGAGCCGCGGCGATTGCCATGCGATCGCGCCGCTCCGGAATCGCGCCCTCGTCGTTCATGACGGCCAGCATGTAATCGAGCGGCTTCATCTTCGATTTTCGCGCAGATTTCTTGATGTCTGGCGGGATCGGATGCGCCATTTCAGACGGTTGTTTTCGTGGTCGTCCGCCGCCCGGACGGTATCCGCCGCGCATAGTGTCACCGTAAGTCGTTGAAAAACAAATGGAAAACGAGTTTTTTGTGTTCGGG